AAATATTTTACCAATTGAAATACCATTTTGGTTGCCGTAGTCAAAGCTATCTTCGACTATTTCTGGAATACCAATGTCAGCCATAGCTAATGCTTGTGCACCTGCAAAAATACATGCAGCTCCACTTACGTCAGCGTCTGCGCCCCATTTATATCCAGCTGAACCAGCATTGGAAGATGTTCCAGTAGTTGCGCCACTTGTGTTAAACACGTGTCTGAACTCATGAACCATGATTCCGTCAACCATTAAGCTTGATGAGCCAGCGAACAAGCTTGAGCTTGGTCCTCTTACTCCAGCATTTCTAACGTTAGTTAGGAAGTCTGAATCAAGTTTAAGGTCAGCCATTACTTGCGGAGAAACAAATAGATGATACATCTCTTCATTACCTGCGCCTCTTAGGCCTCTGATATAGTTATCTTTTGCATAAGCTTTTAACTGAACAAGACACTCGTAAGTGATTGTATCAGCAGCAGCTACAGCACTAGTATTACCAGCAACTAATTTATTAGTTGCGTCCCATCTTCTATGTCTGTTAGACGTAGGGGCTGAGACATCACTTGAGAATGCTAGATCACCAAGATTTTGTCCTGAGTTCATTACAGGTCTTAGTGCTCCGTTATTCTTTAGTGTGTATGCAATACCTGCTAAAGATAAAAATGCTAATTGGTCCATTCTGTCAGCCATTGCATAAGCAAGTGCATCTCTAGAATGTTCCCTAAAGTTCACAACTGATTTTTGATCATTCATTCTACCTGAAAGTCTGTTCGCAAATCTTAGTTGATCTAGTTGTACAACAATGTCGTAAGCTCTTAGTGCCTCTTCATTACCCTCTAAAGTATTGTCTCCAACGATACCATCACCAGTCATGTCAGCTAAAAGTGTTAAAACAGCTCTTGCTCCCTTTTCTGATTGTGTAAGTTCAGATATTCTCTGAACCATAGCATTAGATCCGCTACCTGCGAATTGGTTAATGAAGGACATATTTCTTGCGACACGCCAAAAATCACGCGACCAGATTGTTAATTGTTCACTGGTCAACGCAGCAAAGTTTGTATTTGCCATGATAATATTCCTTTAAAAAAAGTTAATAACCAGTCGTCTTTTGGAGCGACATATTACCCGTGTACCCTTTGTCGTTGGGGAAACGTCTTCATACTTTTACGAGGTGAACTCGATTAGTTTAACGTACTAACATACGAGTACGAGTTTTAAGCTGCACGACCAGCACTGAATGTCGTATCAGTGGACGAATCTTTATTTTATACCACAGATTATCCGAAATCTCCACGCATTCTTCTTAAAGTTTCTGCGGGAAGAGCATCAAATTCTTCTGATGATAATTTTGTTAAATCTATTTTGTTCTCTTTTTTGGCATTAACGCCTTCTCCTTTTAAAGAAGGTGGCTGCGATTGAGACGCTTGTACTTTTCTAGCTACTGTAGCTTTTTGTTTTTGTTCTACAACCGTATTAACTGGTTCTGGGGCTGGGGCTACAGGTGCATTTGCTCCCATTACGTAGTTTGTAGCTTTAGTTAAGGCATCTACGGGCACATATCCTTGCGTTATAAAAGCATCTCTTAGTTCTATTACTTCTTGTTGCAACTCTGGACTAAAAATTTCGCTGTTTTCGTTCAAAACTTCGTGTTTAGCCTCTAATTCTAGCGCTTTTACCTGTAAATCCTTTAAATCTTGGTTTTGTTGCACTGTAGAACCCATTTCTTGCCTAACTTCGTGCATCATTTGTGCTTTTTCGGCTTGTCTTATCTCAGATCTTAGGGCTACGGCCTTTTCTGTCTCTGCATTTAAGACTAAATCTTGATATTCGGCTTCTTTAGATACAAAATCAAAACTTGGAGCTTCAGGAGCTATTTCTTTTTCAGCTTGTACTAAATCTAACTTCTTTTGCAGTGCTTTTTGTTTAGCAAGAACTTCATCAAGCCTAGATTTTGGCACCATAGGCGCTTTAGTCTCTACTTCTGGCTCAATAACTTGTCCTTCATCTGTTGGTACAGGTTCTTGTGTATCGCTTTTGCTTTCTGCAACCACTGTTTCTTCTTCTGCAACTTCTGTTTCTGCAGGTTCTGTTGTTTCTTCTTGCTCTCCTGCTTTCGCTTCCATCTCTTCAGGAGTAGTCGTGAGTTCTGTTTCTGATTCTTCTTCAATTTCTTCTCCTTCCGTGGAATCTGTGTTTTCAAAATTTAAATCTACTTCAAACGGTTTTGCATCTTCTTCGGATATAGGGTCCGCTCCAGGCATAACTTCCATTACAATTGTATCGTCTGTAGGTGTTTCGGTTTTCTTAGTTTTGGCCATTTGAATTACCTCCTGTAGGTTTCATAGCTGCAGCTGCAATCTTTGTAGCCGCTTGTGTATCACTTTGTTGTTTACGCATTTGGTTTGTCATATCTGATAAACGTTCACGTAAACTCAATTCTTCTCTCTTCTGGGTTAGTTTACTTTCTAATTCAGCAGCTTTCAACCTCGGATTAATATTTTCGCCCTGAGCTTTAGCAGCATTTAATTGAGTAGTAGACTCAAGGTTTTTAACCTCAGCTTCCATCTTAGCAATTTCCAACTGTATTTTTTGCATTTCGGCTTGCATTTTAAATTGTTGTACTTGCACTTGCTCATCGCTAGGTGGTTCCATACCTTGCATAATTCTAATACGTTTCGCTATATCTGCTTTACGTGATAAGTGTGAGTATTCAACAATCATATCATCTGGTATTGGTACTCCAACTTGTCGTAAAGAAATAGCTTCAGCAAATTGCATTTCGTCAAAGTTATCCCTAGCCGGAGCCGTACCTATAATTACATCGTACTCGCCAACTGTTAAGTCATTTACAACTATTCCTTCGGGCGTCATTTGATTTACAGCAACAGGTTCTCTTGTTTTGTAAGGATCTTCTTCGTCTGTTATTTGTACAATTCTCTCTTCCGTATAGTACATTTGTACGAGATTAAGAATCTTTTCAGCTAGGTACAGTCTTGTTTTTTGTAAATTATCTAACGGCACTTGGATCTGCATCGCGCCTCTGTTTTGTTTTGCTTGAATAGCAACACCTGAAACTTCTGGACTATCTGTTCCAAGCATAGAATCTGATATACCGCTAATAGCTTTTATATTGTTAGCTGCTTTCATAGCTATTCTATCTAAACCTGTCGGTATTTGATTTGGTTGTATTTTTGCTGGAGGAGTAGAACCTCTATTATATTCTAGGACTAAACCTGTTTCTGCTCCGTGTTCTTCTAAGTCATCTGCAGTCATACCGGATAACGAACCGCCTTCTACAACCCAACCGCTGTTTGCAGTTGTGTTCACAATATGTAGTTCTTGGCTAGATATTTTATTTAGTTGTTCTTGTGGTGATAATAAATTACGTACCATTCCGAAAGGTCTACCTCTTCTGAAGTACGGAAAATATGGAACTAAAGTAAAGTGAGAATACGGCGACCAATCATCATGAAGTACAGTAGTGTCTGCCGTTACAGACCAGCGTACCATTCTTTTTTTCTTTTTAGCTATGAGCAAACCGTATTGGTCAGCAAAACCGGTTTGTTTCTTTTTGCTCCAATTGTAAGGGACGGGTCTTTCATCTCCGGTAACTGGGTCTATATAAAAAGTACAATCCTTTAATTTATAGTGTTGCCTTTCTATTACTCTTATACGTCTAAGTGTTCTAGCGTTTTCTGGGTCAGCTGCATATTCTTGCCCAAAGAAAGTATCTTCGGTATCTCCATATCTAGTTTCTTCGTACTCCATAGAGTCATGGCCTAAACTAGAACCGTTCTCAGATATTATTCTTAGTTGGTCTGCTTTCTTTTGCCCGTAGAGTTCTTCTATTTCGTCTAAACTCATCCACTTAGTTTCAAAAATTTCATTCCAAGATTTTGGGTCATAATCTTTGGCGTCAGGGTCTATTAATATATCTAATGGGTCTTTAGATGTAACTCTAACTTCCCCTTGTATATGGTCATCAAAATCTATACGTACATCGAACCAGCCACGATCTTGAATTAGTCCGTCAGAAAAAACAGTCGACTCTATCCAATCTAGCTTATTATTATCAGCTATTTGTCCGTATACTTTTGTTAGTATGTCGGCTACATCTTGCATGCCACTGCCACGTGGTTTGAATTGTACGTCGGCCCTTCGCGTACTTTGTTCGCCGATCACTGCGTTAATTGTAGGGAGTACAGTATTAATTGTTAGAGCGGGGCGGCCTTGGTCATCTAGGGTAGCTACATCTTCTGCGTCCCATTGCGAACCCCTATAAAAAGCGTCGCATCTTTTTGCTATTTCTATGTAATCTTCGTGCCCGTTGTCCCTAGCTCTTACATAATGAGCAAACTGTTTTTTAGCGAAGTCTGCTTCTTCGGCTTTATTCATTGGTTTTTCTTTTTGTTCTTTTGCTTTTATATAGGCCATTATGCGCTCATTGAAGTTTTAATTTTTACGTCGCTATTTTTTAGGCGTAGTCTGTCTCGCCACGAGGGGGCATGCTCTGGAACATTAAAGTTTATAGCAAATTCTGTCATCATTAATCCTATCCATGCTAGCGCGTCTACTTGGTCATCATTTTTACCGTTAGGGAAACGCAAAAGTTCTGCTACCATAGTCCCCGTCCAAACGGCATCTTTTGGAAAGTATACCATGCCTTGTTGCATTCTACCCTGTATAGCTCTCGCTCTAGCTTCTTTATCTCGTCTTCCCACCCGTAGGTCTTTAAAGTATGCTTCATGGAGCCCCCTTTCGGCAACCCTTTTTTGTAAAAAAGGACCAATAGCCATTTCGATATGACCTTTTTCTATACCAATGATCCCCGGTCGCCACATCTCGTATAGGTCTAATATCTTCTCTACTATTTCAAAACCATCATACTTACCGCGAACAACATCTACTATAAACAAGTTATCATACTCATCTACTCCTACTACTAGTCCTACGGTATAGTCGTTTCTATCTTTTTGCCCAATCGCTAAATCCCACGCGCAATAGAATCGTAGGGAGTCTTGTTCTAGTTCATCCTTTTCATAATACTGAATCATTTCTCTAGTAAAGTAATCACCCTCATCTGATACCGGATTCTGTTGGTACAACGCTGTCCAGTCTCTTGGCCCGATTGCTTTTTGTATCATCTCTAACGACGGCACATCGTAACGGTCGGGATGGAGCGGTTCGCCTTGTTTTCTAAATTCTTCATCTAGTTCAGCTATAGCTGGGTACTTAACTACTTCCCATTGGTCGGCGCCATCTTCACCAGCCGCTAATAATCTTCCGGCTAAATCGTCATCGTGCCAACGCGTAAGAATAACTAGTATGCCACCGCCGGGAGCTAAACGTGTATATGCGGTCGACGTATACCAGTCCCAGGTCGATTCGCGATTGTTTTCGGATTCTGCATCTTCTCTGTTTTTTACTGGGTCATCGATAACTAGAACGTGCGCACCTTTACCCGTGATACCACCACCAACACCAGCCGCAACATATCCCCCACCGGAGGTCGTCAGCCAGGATTCGATTGACTGCGAATCAGCATCTAGTCTTGTTTTCTCAAACACTTTTTTATAGTTTGGTTCTCTTAAAAGTTGACGTACTTTTCTAGAGAAGCTCATAGATAAAGATCCGGAATACGAACAACTTATGAACTCTTGATGCGGATGGCGGCCAATGTGCCACGCCGGAAACGCAATACTAGCTAGTGTACTTTTACCGTGACGCGGTGGCATGAACAACATCAACCTAGGAGATTTTTGATTGGCTACATCGTCGCTAAATTTTTCTAGTCTTTGGCATATATCCTTGTGCACCCACCCGGCTTGATAATCGGGGTTAAACTTTTCGACAAAAGGTAACAACCTTTTCCTGGACAAAATACGACTTGCCAGTTCTTTTTCTGCATGTTGATTCATGGTCAACTCGGCTTGTTTCTTTTTAGCTTCTTCTTTTTGTTTTGGAGATTCAGGAAGTTGGTCAGCTTCGTCTGCTGCGCAGTAAACACACAGCCCTTTAGGCAGGACTAAATTATCTGATAAAAGTTTCAGGCATTTATAACACTCAATCTTTTGGGTCATTGCTCGGTTCTAGATATTTTTGATCTACTCCAGCCATTTTTAATAACTCACCGTCGGACAGTTGTTCGAGCTGTCTAACATTATCTACATTAATATTTATCTGCGTCGCATTTTCTGGGGTAAATAACCCATGTAGTTTACATAAAGAATCGACTACGTTTTTTTCTTCGGTAGCATTCGCGGATTTTCTATGGGCTTCTAAATACATTGAGGTCGCCGTACCACGGTCGAACTTTACTTCTTCCCGCATTTCTTGTCGAAGGTAAGCTACTGCTTGTGCGATCTTCGGTCTTTTAAAAGCGTCGTACACTGTATCTACGTTATTGTACCCCGCAGCACGGCCCGCGGCCGCTTTGTTCATTCCTCTTACATGGAATAAAACGAGTCTTTCTTCTTGTACGGAAAGCTCATTTAGTTTAATTCCAGCGTACGGAAAGTGGGATTGCAGTTGTGCACGGTCCTCGGACGTTACTTCTGTAGGTATATCTTCATTTAATAATGTCATATAACTTATGATTATATTAGTAAAACTCCTTGTTTGTCTAATATTAGAAATTTTTTATGAAAATTTTTTTGTGAAAATTTTGAAATATATCGCTGAGGCATCGGCTCCCTATCAAAACATTTAACCCCCCTTCCCCTTTTTCCACATCTACATTACCTTTATCTCATACTAAACTTTTGGAACCTTGTATTGATTTTTACTACATCGTTTGAACGCTTCCAGCGTCCAGTTAGAAGCTTTGTGAAATTGGTTAATGATTAACTAATATACTATCATTTATAAGGAGTAACTTATGTACAACGCAATAGCAATAAACTACGGCAAAGAAATAATACCATCGAAGAATAACAAGCTGGAGAGAAGATACCTCTATGCTAAGTTAGCAAACGGTGCAGTATACAAATGGAATAGCATTGTTGATATGAACAATGATACACACACTAGACTGGTCACACAGTATATAGCTCAGAGAAAGAACGAGAGTTCCAAAGGAGTTAAGAGAGTTACTATCAACCCTAAGTTCTGGACAAAGGTATCATAATGGAAACTATCATCGTATTGTTCTCCCTCATCAGTAGCATCTGTCTATTGGTGGGGCTTCTAGTATCTGTAAACTCAACAGTCATAGAATATAGTAGAGCTTGGCAACTGCTGGTTGTCATCTCTATTTCACCATTCATGGTGGTGCAATTAATATATTTAATTGTACTACTATCATAAACATTGGATATGGTTGGCCGCCCCTGGCGTCCATTCATAATCTTTGTGAAAGCGAAACTGGTAACGGGCGTTATCAGTGCTTAATCTTTTAATGGAGACTAACATGTCAAAAAGTAAAAGAGAATTTAAAAGAAAGACCTTGTCAGAAGTTCAAGGTGTATCTTTAATCGAAGTGGTTGCTTCTCAACAGTATGGTTCAGTTGATAACCCTCAAGTAGAGTGGACAACATTGTTCACTGCCTTTCCTAACAAGTCAGGTACTGGTTTATATTCCAGAGTACCGAGGTCAATCAGCATCCAACCTGGTGCAGAGCTTAACTTCTTCATCAAAGAGGAGGTAACAGATGTCAAATCTAAATAACAACAAACCTTCACCTACTATCATTGGTGTTGGTTCTGACATTGTAGGTCTTGGTACTAAGCTGGTTTCAGGTAGTTTTAAACTACTTGCATTCGGTGTAGCTAAGGCACACAACGCTGTAGATTTCGCAGTCGAAGCATCTCAAGAAGGATATATAGCTGGTAAAGCTAATAAACATCCTCAACAGTTAGAGCTCAACTTAGATTCCCCTAAGTCAGAGTCCTAGTACCTGTAACCGACGGTGGCTTTTCTAGTCATCGTCGGTTTTTTTTGTCAGGGGGAGACTTTGGGTGTGCCCTACTACTATCATCGCGAAGCGATGTGGATGTTCACTTGTTCACAACTGTTCTACAGTTTTGTGTACCACGTGTACCGGCTGTTTGTCACATGCTGGTACACACTAGTGGTACACAAGTTTTGCCTGTAAGAATATAGCTTCAGCTAATATGCATGCTTACTTGGTACCGCGGTACCGGCAAAATCATGTAGAACAGAATACAAGATAGCAGTCGACCGTCGACCGTTGTCCATTAATTAATGTTATTTTTAATGGTACCGTGGTACACAACCCTCTATCCTGCATTCTTATGCCGTTATTTGTGTACCACCTATACTGGTACACAGCGGTACACACGGTACACAAAAATTGGTCGCCCCTGGCGACCCATCATAAACCACAGGTAACCGCGAGCACTAAGCGAGCGGGAAGGTGATTACAAAAGCAAGTGCTTAGTAATTGTATTAATACAATAGTTTATTTATTAAGGAGTAATTTATGACTATGACAAAAAGAAATATACCAGCAGATTCATTTGACCCTGCAGACCAAGTTGGTGTGGTACCAACTAAAGTAGAACCCGATGGATCAGTAACTGTTACTGGTACAGGCGAGTTATTAAATGAAGATGCTACAACATCTGACATGTATACCCCAGACACCAATGGTGATCCGGTAGGCAGTGAAACTAGGTCGTCGCAAGACGAAGTAAGATTGCCTGCTTTCTATTACGACAGATATGCGTTAGACAGCAATGGTAATCCAGTACCTAAACCTAGTGTGGTTGCAGGTATCATGGAAATTGTTAGAGAAAAGTCCGCTCTGTTCAGAAGCTTTGAGGCTATCAAGTCTGACAAAGCTAAACAAAAAGCAATAGATGAGTATCAACAAAAGATTACAGCCTTTGTTGACGGTTATCAACCGCTGTTAGAAGTAGACATGCAGGGTTCAGGGTTGAACTTAGTTCAACTAGTAACCAAGACATGGGCTGAGTTCGCATCGGTTGCGTACGAATACCAAATGTCCGCAGACGCTTTGGACGGTAAGGATATGCCAGACTGGTTGGCCAAGAGAGAAACGCAAGCAGTGTTGTTGTTCAACAAAGCTACTTTCTTGAATGAAGTAACAGACAGGCTGAGTCATTTGTTCGAGTTGAACGAGAAGACAATGACTGTCAAACAAGCCAATGTTCAAAAGCAAGTGGAGTACAGACAACAAAGGTTGGCTGAGTATAACTTTAAAAAGCATGGCGACACATCCAATAGGAATGCAACATCCATGAACGAAGAGAATGCTAACTTTGCAAGACAGCTCATTGCTAATCTAGCTTAAGTCTAAGCTTCCTATTCTACAACAGGGTTACGATGTAGAGGGTGTCTCCCTAACGACCATGCTCAGATGAAAAGCTGAGCCTTTACTTTATAATATAACTACGGGAGAACTTATGAACTACGAAAGAGATAAACAGTACGACGGAACAATACTTCACGGACTACAAACCAAAAACAAACCAGCATTGAAACCAAAACAATGCTCTACGCCTAGGCGTAAGAATATTAAATCTAAATTAGAGTCGAACATAAACGAAGGTAAACCATCCGCTGGTATACCAAGATATAAAGTTCCGCCTCAGATTTTAGAAAGCGCTATATTTTATACATTAAAGGAGCAAAACTAATGACAATAATAATACATAAATCAGAAGCATCAAAACTAGCATATGAAGTTAATAAACTAAATGTTAAAGAAGTGCATGAATTTGTAGATTATCTTAAAACTTTAGAAGATACTGCAAACCAATCAAGCCAAGGAAATCATAATTTCTCAGCAGTAAAACAACGAATAGCATTTAATGAACATAAAGAGCGTAACATAACTGGGTCTTGAAAATCTCAAAGCTATTTGTGCAGTTATGGCGAAATCTAGTTAGATGTGTGTGACACGCGCTTCAAGATACCAGTCTCTACGAAATTGTGTAGAGTTTTGATTCATGGCCGTTAATCTAACAAACTGCACGCCAATGTGCTTCCATTGTGCCTTTCTAAGCGAGTGGAAAAGCGAATTAAAAAGTAAATGCAAACAAATATAGGAGTTATTACTATGCATACAATAAGCCCAAATAGTCTCAAACAAGAGATTCAAACCAACATGAGAGCCGAGCTCAACACAATGATATGGGGTGGCCCAGGTATCGGTAAGTCTGATATACCTCAACAAATTGCTAACGATTTAAACATTCCATTGTTAGATTTTCGTGCAAACTTGTTCGATCCAGTCGATGTCCGTGGTATTCCATACTTAAAACAACAGACACAAGATTCTCAAAAGTTTACTTCTTGGGCTGTGCCTGATGTCTTTCCAATCCCAGAAAGGGACGGCGACCGCGGTATATTGTTCATTGACGAATTACCAACTGCCCCACCTGCAACACAGAATGCATTTTTGCAACTGCTGTTAACTAGACAAATCGGCGATTACAAAATGCCTGCTGGTTGGTCTATTATCAGTGCAGGTAATGAATTGACTGACTCTGCATCTGTTTATCAAATGCCTACGCCAGTTAGAAACAGACTAGCTCATTACAAACTAGAACCTACACTCAATGACTGGGTTGAATGGGCACACATGAATAACATTGATTCTAATGTTATTGCTTTTATTCAATACAGACCTAACTTACTTAATCTATTTAGTGCAGATGAGTATGCGTTCCCAACGCCAAGGTCATGGTCTTTTGTAAGTAAAAAACTATCTATGCAACCCGACGATATCAAGTCCGAACAAATGTTCTACGGTGTCTCATCTCTTGTAGGTGATGGCCCAGCTGGTGAGTTTGTTGCGTTTCAGGAGATAGCGAGTAGCTTACCAGATATCGACAAAATTATTGCAGACCCAAGTCTGTACAAAAAAGATGACAATCCAGCTCTCTTGTATGCATTAGCTACAGCTATAGCTACTAGAGCAGCAGATGACACTATGGAAAACATCATGAAACTTTCTAACAAGATTCCTGTTGAGTTCCAAGTAATATTAATGAAAGGCATATTCACAAGAGACTCATCTCTCAGATCCCACAACGATGTACGTAAGTGGATTAGTGACAATGCACACATCATATAAGGAGTAATATATGGCAACAGTAAGAATGTCTCAAAGACTTATAGACGAAATGGTTTCAACCGCTAGTCGTAAGTTTGAGAAACAAAACCCTAAAAAAGAATTCCCTGCTACAGCAGGGGACAAAATTGTAGACGAGTTTAAATTAGTAGATAAATGTTTATCTACTAAAAAATACATGGAAGAAACTTGGGGCAGTATGGCTAAAGTTCCTACAAATACAGTAAGTTCTGTTTACATAGAATCTCAATTATCTGAGTATGACGACGAAGGTGAATATAGACAATCTTATCAACGTGAGAAATCTTACCATCTTGATTTATCTACACCAATTGAAGTACCAGAGTTACTAAACACTAGGTATGGAAGCTTTACTTTAAAAGTAGAACCTACAAATGAAGTATTCATACAATGTTACTCTATTGACCAAGAAAATAGACGCATAGCTGACCGTCAATATGAGTTCAAGAATGATTTACGTAATACGCTTCGTCAATTTACTACCTTAAATCAAGCACTTAAAGCTAGCGATGGTGCGTACGGCAAACTTGTTCCACAAGAATCCATGACACGCGTTATGGAAAAAGACGACCGTACCAGACGTGCAGCAGAGCTTGCAGAAATTGCACAAAAAGATATTTCTACATTACAAGAAGTACTGTTAACTGACTCATTATTAGGAGATGACTAATGAAAGAATCTTATAATCTTTTACTTGACGCAGTAGAACTGCCAAAAGCTAAACCTACTCAACGTATAACTACTTTTGCGTCTGGTACTTTTGTGCCTAACCCAAAAGCTTCTACTCATTATCACTCTAGTAGAAAATATGATTATTCTATGCATTTAGAATTAGGCGATATATTAAAAGTACCTTTTGCAGGAGGCACAGGAGGTTTATTAATTAATCAAATATACAAAGATACAACTGGTGAATTTGGTGTAAAAGGCTGTAGATGGTATCGCATCAACAGCCCAGAAAAAGAAAGATGGTGGGCAGATAATCCATTACTTAAAGAATGGATTAGTTATACCTGGGAATTATTACCTTATTCTCCATCTTATATACTTAATAACTTTAGTGAAGTTTTATCTAATGAAACTTTACAACATTTAAAAAGGAAACTATGAACAACGAACTATTTGTTAAAGCCCGCTCAAGACTTGTACTAGACAGTCCATTCTTCGGCACCTTATGTTTAAGACTCAAGCCCGTAGAGACTGAAGACATTCCAACAGGTGCCGTCGATGGCGTACATTTATTCTACAACCCTACATGGTTTGGTAAGTTAAAAGACTTAGAACGTGTAGGTTTCTTAGCTCATGAAGTTATGCATATGGTTCTTATGCACCACATACGCAGACAACAACGAGAAGCGGAACGCTGGAATATTGCTGCAGATTATGCAATCAATAATCATCTTATTAAAGAAAATTTCTTTCTACCTCCCGGTGGTCTTATAGATGATCAGTATGATGACATGTCTACCGAGCACATATATGCACTGTTGCCTCAACAACCAGAAGGTAAAAACAACCCTGACCCTGGTAAATGTGGTGGCGTTATTGACCACCCAGATGCTAACACTGCAGAATCGACCGGTGCCATAGAAGCAGGATTAACTGTCGCTATCAACCAAGCAGCAGAAGCTGCACGGGCTTGCGGTAAGTTATCTGCAAATATGGAAACTGTTGTCGGTCAGGCTACAGAAGCTAAAGTTAACTGGAAAGCAGTATTAGCTAGGTTCCTACGTTCACATAACAAATCTGACTTTACTTGGCAACGCCCTAACAGACGTTTCATAAGTAGAGGCATGTATCTACCTTCTATGCATAATCCTTGCTTAGAAGAAATAGCTGTCATATCTGACACGTCTGGCTCTAGGACAGATGACGAACTTAACCAAGATCTTTCCGAAATATCGTCGATACTTCATGATCTAAACCCCGAGCGTGTTCACTTTATACAATGCGACTCAGAAGTTAATGACGATACAGAGTACACACGAGAGTCTCTGCCTTTGCGTATAACTTTTCGTGGTCGTGGAGGAACAGCGTTTTCTCCTGCTATAGAACATGTAAATAAACATCATCCAAACGTACAAGCATGTATATATCTTACAGATTTAGAATGTTATGACTTTGGTGATCAACCAAGTTACCCAGTTATATGGGTTACAACAATACCAGGAGAAGCACCTTATGGGGAAATTATCGAAATGTAAGAGTTTATTTAAAAGCTACTTAAACTCTTTACTTACAGGAAGTATTGTATTGTTGCTAGGCGTTGCTGTCATAGCTTCAATACATTCTTCTATTGTCGTGGCCTTGGCTCTTATAGCCGTAGGCTTATTATTATATATTACTACAACAAGGAGTTAGTATGAATGCAAGCGTAGTCTCAGCTGTCACAACAGCACTATGGATTTTAATCGAAGCCATCCAATTCGGATATATGGCTTATTTAGTATGGAGGAGTAAACAAAATGATGTTAATAGGTATAATCAGCGCCATGGGTTTACTACTGCTAGCGCTTAAAGCTGGCGGTCGTAAAACTATAGGTCATGACGTATTCGTAGACGTCCTTATAACAATAACATTAATGGTGTGTTTTTATGGCACATTTGCAGGTATGGCCGCCGCTATGGTAGGTGGCCTTTCTGCTTCATTAGTATTATTTATACTACGTAAAACAATGTGGCACGAACGTCTCACATTTAAAAAACAACCTGTACGTATATTGCGTATGAATTTTAACAAACCTACTCCTAGTTGGGAGAAAGTATATCCAAGAGGTAAATAATTATGGCTAGTGTACAAATGTCTCAAACTTTACGAAATCAAATTATAGACAATTACGAAAAACAATTACGTAATGCTATGACAAAAGAATACGAAATGGACAAAGCTATTATCGAAGTTCAACAAAAATCAGCAGAAGATTTAGACTTTGTAAAAGTTGTTCAAATGGATTCTGAATATAGAAAACTTGCAGAAAGACTTAACAATAAATATGGAGACCCTAAGCGTTATTCATATTCATATGTTGTTAGGGAGTCGATGTTAGACTTAACTACTACATTAGGTTTAGTTTGTAACCCTAACAGGCCTAAAGAAGAAAATCTTACTTATATTAGTGGTTATGAAAGCCCTTACACTTACACTGACTATGGAAATAAAGAAGTACAAGAAAAAGGTTCTGATTCATATGTAGAAGGAGATATAGCTGTTAGCTTAACAAACTTAGAACCTTTTTATGCTATAAAACCTACTGAAATGAACTACACTAATTGGAGAGGAAACTGCTTTGGCCCTAATTCTCACAGCTGTTTAATTGTAACAGACCCAGAATTATGTAAAGTTTTTGCTCCTATAGGAGAATTTGAAAGCACTGTAAAAGCTACTTTAGACACATTTAAAACTTGGTTAGAAACAGTTACAACACTTAAAAAGTTTTTAGACGAAATATCTGGAGGCATAGATTTAATTCCCCAAGAATATAAAGACCGTTTAAATAAAAAAACAGTTAAAAAAACAGTTTCAACACCTTTACCAGCTGATGCAATGCCTGATGCGTTGAAAAAACAATTAAATGAAGTTATTCTAGAAAACAAACTTATGGGAGATTAGTATGCAAACAGAACAAAAAACATGGCAATACAACCCCGAATACTCATATCAAGCAAATATGAGTAGTTGGATAGACGCTGTTAATTTTGAGCGTAAACAGTACAATGAAACTGTGCTTACTCAAGAACAAGCAGAAATGAAGTTTCAAGAAGTATACCCAAAGGAGGATTTTAATGGGCTCACTTAAATCAGCAATGATGGATATTGGTTATTCAGTATTAGATTTTCACGATATCGAAACTGGTATTACCAGCGCAATGCATAAATACAGCATGTCAGAAGATGATGTAAAAATGTGTGTATTGTTTGTAGAAGCTTTTGACGGCCCTTGGGGCGATTATCTACAAGCTATTAAGGAAAACCAACTACCACTTCACTAACATGCCAAGGAGTGGCATTAGTATAGCCCAAGTTTCGGTGTCCCGTCTTGGGCTATGCGCTTTTAATTTACGATATGTAAATCCACATTTCTAATGTACCAGTTGCTACATCACCTGCAGGAGCGACTTGACACGTAATGTCAATAGTATCGTCTGCACTATAGGTAACAGGAGCAAGGTTTGCATCTTCATGATCTGTACCACCAGCTTGACCGATTGTAGAACCATCGATGAATCTGTCTGCATCTGTAGCATCACCAACATCAAGTACTAAACCAGTACCAGTGTCTAAATCAGAAGATTTAATTTTAATG